TTGTATAATTTATTGTATAATATAATGCCGAATAGTCTATAAATTACAATTATTTTTTTGTTCAACAATAGCACGGATATTCGTCAATGTTTATTATGAATTCATTTTTCGGTACATTTTTATTCGAAATTACGAATTTACTAAATTCAGGTCGTTCCAATTGATTGGCAGGCGTATGTTTATGTACATGTCGCGCTATCATCTTATACAACTTGAAGTCCGGATACCGCTCTTGTCCGTTATTTTTGTATAACACATTGATCCCATTATCGTCTATACACCATTCTACTATGATCCGTGTTAATGGACTACAATTGCTTAGATTTTTTATCGCATCAAAATCGTCTACTACATAATCAAATATGGAGCACGCCAATCGACATAAATCGAAACTATAATTCGGTTCTAAACGCGGTTTCTTGTCATTGAAATACGGTTCTGTATTATACTGCGTAGCAGCATCGCCACCTGGCTGAAAACTGTCGCTACAAAATAATTTGCCATTGAATTTATATATTGCTCTTCCAAAGTCGATGATCTTATACAGTTTACCAAATGTAGGCACTTTATATGTGTTCTTTTTATAAGTATAATAGATATACTTGATATTAGTAGACACATACATGATATTGTTAGTATGAAGGTCATTATGGGTAAACGCAAAAACCTTCTGATAGGTTATTAGAATCATGATTATCTGCATTAATGCGGACATCCACTCGTCGTCGGATAACGCATTGTCCATAATTAATGAATCAAATGTGTCTTCGCACTTTTCCATACAAATAACTTGTATGGGGAATTTTGGAAACGTCAACATGAGAGTCTCTTCTTCTACGCTGTCGCCATCGTCGGAACTGGAATAATGGCTACCGATGCTATCATTTTGTACTAGATCGTCCTCTAATTCATTGGCTTCGCTGCTTACATCACTTGCTTCATCCTCATTCGTATGAGATGTTCTAGATGAACAAGTGGAACCTGATTTCAACGTCTCGGAAGAAGCGGTATTCAATATAAACTCGGCGGAGTGAGTTATATCTTCTAGACTCGTGGAGCCAATGTCAGCAAGTGACATGATTTGCTGCTGGTGCTGGTGCTGGTGCTGCTGCGTATCAAATATATTCTCAAACATATCATCATTTAATGATTTTGCCGATAATATGGACGCATTTGATTTTAAACTTTGCGATATTTTTAACGCTTTCAAGGGTCCCGAATTAGGGTCTTGGAATTCGGTTATTAAATGCGTGTAATCTTCTACTTGAAATAATACGTTTTTATTCCGATTGAAATATTCAGACTGAATTAGGTAATCAATATCGTCAATTATATTGATTTTATAGTTATTCTTTAATGCTAAAAAGGAACCGTAATAATCTAGACCATGGATAAACTGATGTGTATTCATTATTTGAGACGTTAAATACGAGAAAAACCCGTCAATAAAGGCCGCATTATTGGGGTCCGATATTTTCGGATGGACACTTATAGTTTTGTCAATGGTCGGCAGATTGAATAAATTCGCATCCGCATGATTATACTTTCCCACCATATATTTAAAGGGGTCTAAGAGTGGCGCCATTTTTATAAATATCTTTTTACTAATAACCTGTTCTTCGTCGTGAATATTTTTCAGTTTACAATTAAATACGTGTTCATTATCGTGTTCTTTGTTTTTTCCGTCTTTTATATCAGATAATGCCCACATATGATTCAAATTAATTGAATTGTAATTTGTACTGTTTAATGAGAAAAAACGTTCATAAATGGGTATATAGTTTTGAACATTCTCCAATAGGGTATTTTGGTTACTTTGAAATTTACTAAATAACGTGGAGTTCTTCCGTTTTTGATAGTTAACCGTAATCATTAGGAATTATTCATATTAATAATAATTGTATTAAACTCATTTCATTTTTTATAAATATTATACATTCTTTTTGTCCTATATCCTTCCCTACACTAACAATTCGGAATATATAATTTATATAAACAATTAATATAATTTATATAAACAATTAGTCTCAATAATAATATGATTGGAATAATATTTGTAGGCATCCTTATTCCTACATTTATTTGTATATGTGTGATATACTGTGGATATATATATCAATATTTTGTTAGGCATTGATTCGTTTAGTGTAAATAAAAAATATATATGTTAAATTATAGATGAATTTAGAATTAAAAAAATTTGATATGAAAAGCATTAGTTTCAAACCAAATGAGTCAAAAGGTCCCGTCGTGGTTTTAATTGGGCGCCGTGATACCGGTAAGTCGTTTTTAGTGCGCGACGTCCTATATTATCATCAAGACATTCCAATCGGTACTGTTATATCAGGAACCGAAGAAGGCAACGGGTTCTATGGCAAATTGGTTCCTAAATTATTTATTCATAATGAATACAATACCGCTATTATCGAGAATATATTAAAGAGGCAGCGCGGCGTACTCAAACAGATTAAGAAAGAAATTGAGCAGTTCAACCGAAGCACAATCGATCCGCGTACATTCGTTATTTTAGATGACTGTTTGTACGATAATACGTGGGCAAGAGATAAAATGATGCGTTTACTTTTTATGAACGGAAGACACTGGAAAGTAATGTTGCTTATAACGATGCAGTATCCATTAGGCATTCCTCCAACTTTAAGAACTAACATCGATTACGTGTTCAGTTTGAGGGAGCCGTATATCGCGAATCGGAAGCGTATTTACGAGAATTACGCGGGAATGTTCCCTACATTGGAATCGTTCTGTCAGGTGATGGACCAATGTACCGAAAATTTTGAATGTTTAGTAATTAATAATAATGCAAAGTCAAATAAGTTACAAGACCAGGTTTTTTGGTACAAGGCCGACGCACATAACGATTTCCGTTTGGGTTCCAAGGAATTCTGGGATTTATCCAAGCAATTAAATGATGAAGACGAAGAGGAGCAGTACGATCCTAATAATGTGAAAAAGAGGGGCCAGGGTCCAAAAATTGCTGTGAAAAAGAGCAAATGGTAATTACGTCAAATAGTATAAGAGATATATGTTTTAGTAGCAAGCGTGGATATATTTTCCTATACAATGTAAAAAACATAGTAAAAAGTAATTACCCAAAAATATTACTTAAATTTAACAGTATATTGTATAATTATGAAACTGTTTAACATTTTAACGGTCGCATTGTTGTTTAGATCAATCCATTCTACTACTAGTTACACACGGCGTTTCAGTGTAAAAAAAATGGATTTTGTAATGAAAAAAGACCAATGCGATTCCAAGTTAAATCTGTTTTATAAACCAAAGACGAGCAACCAAAAAGCATATGTAAACGCACTGAGTCGTAAGAATGACAGCATAACAGTCGTGGTAGGCCCTGCTGGCACAGGTAAAACACTGCTCGCCTGTAATTCCGCTGTAAATTATTTTAAGGAAGGCGTAATTGACAAAATTATTATTACGCGGCCTGTTGTCCCGGTAGAAGAAGATATCGGATTTTTACCTGGCTCGATGATCAAGAAAATGGACCCTTGGACGCGCCCAATTTTCGACATTTTTGAAGAATATTATTCGAAGACACAGGTGAACAATATGGTTCTGAATGGACAGATCGAAATATCTCCACTCGGATTTATGCGCGGCCGCACATTTAAAAACGCGTTTATTATCGCGGACGAAATGCAGAATAGCAGCCCTAACCAGATGTATATGCTTTTAACGCGCATCGGCATTAATAGCCGAATGGTCATCACTGGCGATTTAGAACAGAGTGATAAACTGGAAAACAATGGGTTAAAAGACTTTATACAAAAGTACAAGGCGTCGTCGCAACTTATTCCATCGTCTATTTCGTTAATCCAATTGGATAAAAATGATATCCAGCGCAGCGAACTAGTGAATCAAATTATCTCCTTGTATAATTATAAGCCATTAGATACGACTGCTGTAAGAAATAATTTAGTATATTTAAACACCGATACAACACACGACGGCAATAATGACGCGGCATTGATGCCTAAGAAACATCTAAAAAAATAAAACGAATGCGAAATGAATAAAAATATTATAATTTAGTTATAATATTTTTTACAATTTATTTTACAATTTATTTTTTATAAATTTTTACAATTTATTTTACAATTATGTTGTATATAGTTTGTTTAGTGTGGCGCAAACGGCCCCGACTTCAACTGCGACTGACCATAATCTGTCTTTCCGATTACAACGTTTTCACCGTCGAACAACTCGCTACGAATATCAGCAACGGAAATGACCTCACCTTCTTTGTTACTAAACGCGGTTTCGGTTGTGTTGTGTCCGGCGCCAATAAGATTGCCCTCTTCATCAATGTCTTGCGTCACAACATTACCATACTTTTCAGCATTCTTCTTATTCT